GCGGAAGCTGGAAAAGCATCCAACGCCATTGTCAACCAGGATTTGGAACAGTTCAATGAAAACTTAAACGCCATTGAAAACAGCACAGGGGCAACGGAAACAGCTTATGCCACAATGAGCGACACAACCCAACATAAGATTGACGTCATGAAGACCAACTTTGAAGAACTCGGCTTGAAAATCTATGACGGGCTGGAAGGACCGTTAAACAGTGCGGTGGGGTTTATAACGGACACCTTCATTCCGAAGGTTTCGGAGCTTGTCGACAATATAGGCGCAATCGCTTCTGCATTCCTGACCGCCGCCGCAGGCATAGGGGTCTTTACACTTGTACTGAATTTCAGCAGTATAATTTCAACTGGCGTGGGGGTGCTCACGAGTCTGAAAACGGCAATCTTCGGTGTAAATTCCGTACTGATGGCGAACCCGATATTAACCATTGTGGCATTGGTTGCAGGGCTTGTAGCCGCACTGGTGACGCTGTGGAACACCAACGAAGGGTTCAGGGACGCAGTAACCGAAATATGGGGTGGCTTAAGTGAATCGTTCGGTACAGCTATTGACTCCATATGTACATTTTTCAGTAATTTATGGGACACAGTTTCCGAAATATTCAATTCAATATGGGAGACGGTACAGGGCGTGCTTGATACGGCTTCTGGATTTATATCGGATACATTTGAAACGATTGTTGGGACTGTTTCAGGGGCTTTGCAGTCCGTCAGGGATTGGTTCGAAAGTACGTGGGATAACGTGGTGAACTCCCTATCGGCGGCATGGGACACAATCTGCAATGTGGTGCAGGTCGGTATCATGTTCATAGGGGAAATTTTAAATGCAGCATTCCAAATCATCACGCTGCCATTCCAATTTATTTGGGAGAACTGCAAGGAATATATCATGGCTGCATGGGAAGCCATCAAGACGGCAGTGTCAGATGCCTTGGATGCGATTTCAACAACTATTTCCAATATTTGGAACGCCATTGTTGATTTCCTTAGTCCCATTTTGGATGGTATCAAGACCACATTCACCAATATATGGGACGCAATCAAAACTAAAATCTCGGAAATAATGGATGCGGTGTATGAAAAGATAACGGAAATCTGGAACACGATTTCCACAACGGTTTCAACAGTGATGGATGCCATAAAGACCAAAATTTCCAACATCTGGGATGCTATAAAGACAAAAGTAAACACTGTTGTGGATGAAATAAAGACAACCGTTTCCAATATATTCAATGCAGTTAAAACCACTGTAACGAATATTTTGAACAGTATCAAGACCACTTTCAGCAATGTTTGGGATGGCATCAAGACAAAGGTAAGCAGTGTAATAACCAGCGTGAAGACCACCATTTCAAACGGAATGAACAGTGCAAAGACCACGGTATCAAATATATTGAACAATATCAAGAACAAATTTACTAATATATTTGACAGCGCAAAGACCATAGTTAAGAACGCAATCGAAAAGATAAAGAGTTACTTTAATTTTACATGGTCGTTACCTTCATTAAAATTGCCGCATTTTTCAATAGACGGTTCTTTCAGCCTTAATCCACCTTCTGTACCGCATTTCAGCGTTGATTGGTATAAGAAAGCAATGGAAGATGGTATGATTATGAATGAGCCTACCATTTTCGGATATAACGCAAAAACAAATCAATTTATGGCTGGCGGTGAAGCAGGAAGTGAAACCGTGGTTGGAACGGAGAGCCTTATGGAAATGATTAGGGCGGCGGTATCCGCTGAAAATGAAGCACTGGTTGATAAATTTGAAACCCTGATTTCGATTCTGGCGGAGTACTTCCCGGCAATCATTGAAGCTATGTCAAGGGCGGTGGTTCTTGATTCGGGCGTATTGGTCGGGGAGCTTGCCCCTGCACTTGATGAGGAGCTTGGACTTATAACAATACGGAAAGGAAGGTAAATCAATGGTCGGTGTGACTTTTGGCACAAAACACAGCTATGATGATTTTGGACTGATACTGTCCGACAAGGAAATCGGGTTACCCGAACCGAAAACGGAATCCGTCAGTGTGATAGGAAGGAATGGCGATATTGACTTGACAGATGCACTGTGTGGCACGGTGACGTATGAAAACCGTAAAATCACCCTGACATTTTCGGTATTGAACGCACACATTTATTGGGCGAACGTTCTTTCAAAAGTATCCAATTACCTGCATGGCAAGAAAATGCAGATAATTTTGGACTCCGACAAGACTTTTTACTATTACGGGCGGTGCAGGGTCAGCAAATTCAAATCAAGCATGACGCTTGGAACGCTTGTGATTGAGTGTGATGTTGAACCGTACAAGATTGAAGTTGACGGTGCGGGCGTGCCTTGGTTGTGGGACACGTTCAATTTTGCAAATGGAATCATATATGTAAACGAGGTTACAGTTGACGGCACTCTGACGGAGAACCTTATCAACAGGGCGAAAGTGGTTTCCCCCACCTTCACCTGTTCGGCCGCAATGAAGGTTACCTACAACGGCGTGGATTATGAGCTTCCAGAGGGTGAGACCAAGGTTTATGACATACGGTTACAGGAAGGGGATAATTACGTGACGTTTTCAGGGAAGGGAACTGTAAGAATAAGCTACAAAGGAGGTTCGTTGTAAATGTATAGAGTGCTATGTGATGGGATTCCCATATTTGACCCAAGGGATGATGAACTTGTATTGATTGACCCCAAGCTGGTTTTGGAGTTGAACAGTGCAGGTTCTTTCTCTTTCAAGATGCCCCCTGACCATCCGCAATATGACCTGCCTGCAAAAATGCGCTCATGCATACAGGTATTCCAGGATGGGGACGAATTGTTCAACGGCAGACCGATTATTCAGAAAACCGATTTCTACAATCGTAAATATATTGAATGTGAGGGGCAGCTTGCGTTTCTGAATGACAGCATCCAAAGGCCAGCCGAATACCATGATATGACAGTCAGGGGCTACTTGGAAACACTGGTTGCCTGTCACAATGAACAGGTGGAAGAAGACAGGCGGTTTGAAGTTGGTATTGTAACGGTTACGGATAGCAATGATTCACTTTACCGTTATACCAACTACAACAGCACAATGAAGGAAGTCAAGGAAGATTTGATTGACGATTTGGGCGGTTATATCAGGGTGAGGAATGAAAACGGTCACCGCTATATTGATTATATTGCGGAATATGAAAACACCAACAGCCAAATAATAGAATTTGGTGAAAACCTGCTTGATTTCAGCAGGAACATTGATTTGACGGATATTGCAACCGTCATCATTCCTTTAGGCGCAACGCTGGAGGAATCGGAATTTTCAGCATTGGAAACAAGGCTGACAATCAAAGATGTAAATAATGGGGTTGATTACCTTGCGATTGAGGAGGCGGTGGAGAAATACGGCTGGATTGCAAAAACCGTCACATGGGACGGGGTAACCACCCCTGAAATGCTGCTGCGCAAGGGAAGAAAGTATCTGACCGACTACCAGTGGGACACGATGACGATTGAAGCGAAAGCGGTTGACCTGCATTATACGGATAAAGAAGTTGAACGGTTTAAACCTGGCGACAGCATACGTGTCTTATGCAGGCCGCACGGGCTTGACCGTTATTTCCCATTGTCAAAGATGACAATCTACCTGAACAAACTGCAAAATAACACCATCACACTTGGAAGCACGGTGAAAACAACGCTTTCAGCCAAAACCAACAGCATTACATCAAGCATAGAGGGCGTGACGGAGACAATACCCGTCCCATCTGCCATTGTGAAACAGGCGGTCAACCAGGCAACGGCATTGATTACAGCCGCCACACACGGCTATGTCGTCACAACGGCAAATGAACAGCTCATTATGGATACAGATAATGTGGAAACCGCAACAAAGGTGTGGCGGTGGAATCTGAATGGTCTCGGATACAGCTCAACAGGCTACAATGGGGAATATGGAGAGGCTATTACAATGGACGGTCAGATTGTGGGCGAAAGGATTGTAGCAAATTCGATATCCGCCGAAAAGCTTGATGTCAACTATAAGAAAGCTCTGGCGGAGGAAATAGCGGATGCGGAATCCAATTCAAATGAGTACACGGATGGGAAACTGAAAAACTATTATACTACAACGGAGGTCGAAACTTCCATTAAAAACAGTGCGGACACCATAACCCAGAGCGTCCGCAAACAAATTTCAAACCTGACAGTATCCAAAAATCTGTTGAGGGGCACGAATGTCAAGCTGGAGGACCTCGAAAGCGGGGAATGGTCGGAGGATTCATGGCTGGCAAGCGGAAAGACAACGCACGGTACAATGGAATGTGACTTGGAGGAGCAGATAAAATACGGCTTCACAATCAGGGGGAGCGGCTCAATCGAACAGAAAAACGTACCATTTGAGGCTGACAAGACCTACACGCTGTCATGCTATTTTTATACCGAGCACGCCGGATATACCCCGCTGACCATTGAGTACGGGGATGGGGATGAAATGCTTGTCGGGACATTCCTGATAATG